TTCTGTTGCATATTTCGTATCAATGTACTGTAAAAACATTTGATCTGACAGAGGCCAGTCCCATAATGGGTCAAAAATTTCATTTGAAAGCAAAATAATCCAATAACGAAACGGGTCGCCATAATATTTTTCTGCAATTATTTCAGGAGTATCACCGTCTTGAATTGCATATTCATAAAAGAGCATTGGATTATTTTGTAATTGTTCAATTAATCTGGCTCTCGTTACCAAATTTGTAAGTAATATTGAATTACCATTTTCGTCTGGCGTTATTATTTTTGGTAGTGTATTGAAGTAAAACATTAGTAACCTTCAACAATTTTTGATTTATCGATGATTTGTATTTCTTGAAACTGCAATGTTAGTCTAGTTTGAACCGGTGCACCTTCATTATGTGTTGCCCAACCTGTTGGTGCATAATCAACGTTCACTGAAGTTAGAACAGACTCGGCTATTCTATTTACATTAGGATTTCTTGCTCCCTTGTACATAAAGTCAATTTCAAAAGTTTCAGGAACTTCAAAAAAAGGTGATCCTAGAGAGTTTGGTATGAATCCCCCATTAAGCCCTTCAATACCATAACCAGCTTCATTTTCGGGACCTGTATATTGGTTCCCCTTTGAGATTCTAGGTGCAGAATGAAACTTAAAAAGATGTATTATTTTTTTAATATCGTCCGCTTCTTTTTTGTTATACGGTGTTAAAAGAAAATCGAACTGAAATGTTCTAAATCCAACACCTCTAAACATTACCTGAAGTTGAGGGTTTATAGCTTTATTCACTCCTTGTAATGCCAAATCACCTAAATTTGACATTCCGACTTTATTTCCTAATGCATTCAATCCCATATATCTTAATGCAGGATCGGTTAAAATTTTATTTCCAAGGTTTGAAGCCGAACCTCCTCGCAAACCTTCTAAAGCAAAGTCTGTCAAAGATGCACCAGCCTGCGCAATAAAATAGGCTTTACCTAATGAATCAGTGATACTGATATCGTCATAAGTTGAATTATAGTTAACATTTAATGTGTCTGGAACATATAGGAAAATGCTTGTGATATATCTTTTTGATCCGTTTCCTGCAATGGCTGTTTTGGCCAGATTTGCAACAGAACCTCCAATTTTTTGTATACCTCCAGCCGCCGCTATTGCTGTGGCTCGACTTCTTTCCAATGGATCTGTTTCCGTACCTGCTGCCCGTTGAACGTTTGTTACAACCCCTCCACCAGTTTCTAAAACATTAGTTGTTGCATTCTGAACCATTTCAAGATTAACCGGAATTTTGGCATAAATGTCGAATTTTATCACATGATTTCTAGAAGGATTAGAACCCAAATCTCTTGGATACTTTAATCCTTGAATTTTGTATTTGTTTCCGTATAATGCCGCTAGAGGACCATTAGCGGCATCGGTTGGTATTGAGATACCAGCTATATTGGTCGGGATAGATATAGGCATAGTGTTTTCTTTTTTAAGAAGTGATGTATATATATTTATATGGCATACTCTGGCAGATTTTTACCAAAAAACCCTCAAAAATATAGGGGGGAACCTTCAAATATCATCTACCGCTCTAGTTGGGAGTGTCGGGTGATGAATTGGCTCGACCAAAATGAATCTATTTTAGAATGGGGTTCCGAAGAGTTTTCCATACCGTACCGATCACCAGTTGACAACAAAATACACCGTTATTTTCCAGATTTTTACGTGAAAGTTAAACAGAAAGATGATACAATTAAGGTCATGATATTGGAAATTAAGCCAGCAAAACAGACAAAACCTCCAGAAAAAAGAAAAAAGGTCACGAAACAATATATCAATGAAGTTGTGACTTGGGGTATAAATGAAGCGAAGTGGAAAGCCGCCACAGAATTTTGTTTAGATCGAGGTTGGGCTTTTAAAGTATTAACTGAACATGATTTAGGAATAAAATGATTAGACTACATGTATTGGCGGTGCCTCATACCGCATCGACAAAAGAATATACGGTTTGCGCATTCACTCAGAAAGTAATTAATTTCTGTAAAATGTTCAAAGAAGAAGGTATGCACGTGATTCACTATGGGCATGAAGACTCGCAGGTCGAATGTGATGAACATGTCACGGTAACCACACAAGCTCTACTTGAAAAAGTTTACGGAATTTATGATTGGAAAAATCAAGGATTAAAATATAATCAAGAAGATGAAGTTTTTAAGACTTTTAATGATAATTGTATTAAGGAAATAGCAAAAAGAAAACAGCCTCACGATATTATTCTTTGTTTTTTTGGTGTAGCACAGAAGCCCGTTTGTGATGCGCATTCCGATCTTCTTTGTGTTGAACCAAGTATTGGTTATCCTTCCCAATTCGCACCTTACAAAGTATACGAATCGTATGCGGTGATGCATGGGTTACAAGGCCCAGAAAATGTTTCAACCGCAAACTATAAATTTTACGATGCGGTTATTCCTTCAGGATTCGATCTATCCGAGTTCGATTTTAAAGATTGGTCTGGTAAACAAGATTATTTTCTAATGTGTGGTAGAATGGTGTGGTCAAAAGGAGTTGATATTGCTGCACAAGTGACAGAAAAATTAGGTAAAAAACTAATACTTGCTGGTACAACACATGGCCCTAGTGATTGTAATTTAGGAAATGAATGGCCGAAACATGTTAAGTATGTCGGCTATGCTGACATAGAAACACGCAAAAAACTCATGTCTGAAGCTATGGGTCTATTTTGCCCGACAATTTACAACGAACCTTTTGGCTATGTGGCAATCGAAGCAATGCTTTCGGGTACCCCAGTAATTACCGTTGATTGGGGAGCTTTCACAGAAACCGTACAACACGGTGTCACAGGTTATCGCTGTAGAACTTTCGAGCAATTTTTGTGGGCAGCCAAAAATATCACAACAATTTCTCCGCATGCATGTCGTGAATGGGCGGCTGAGAATTATAATTTCAAGAAAATTGGCAAAATGTACCGTGAATATTTTGAATCAATTATTAACGTATCGAAAGGTACAGGCTGGTACACTGAAAGGCCTGAAAGAACAGAACTGGAATGGCTCACAAAAAAACAACCAAAAAATCCAAAAACATTCAAAGAAGTTTTGACATGGTATAATGAAATTAAAGATGGGAAATTAAAATTTCTTCAAATCGGTGCCATGGATGGAGTCAGCCATGATGATTTGAATTCTTACATCATGTGTTTCGATTGGGAAGGTGTTCTAGTAGAACCTCTGCCTGATATGTTTGAAAAGCTTGTCGATAATTACAGTCAGAAATATGGGCTTGATTTTGAATGTGCCGCTATTACGGAACAAGATGGTGAAGATTATATTCACCGAGTACCACCGGGAACAGAAGGTGCACCAGAATGGGCTGACGGTTGTTCAACCTTAACACCGGAAAAACATATTGATTATATTGTTCCAATGATGGTAAAAGAAAAAATACGAACAATGAAACTGAAAAGTCTGGTCGAAAAACACAATTTACATGACGTAGACTTCGTTCAAATTGACACGGAGGGTTATGATTTTAAGATTTTCATGCAGATGGACGGTGTTGTGAATCCGAGCCTCATAAAAGTCGAAATTGCTCACATTACATACACAAACGCCGTATACATGGAATATGTGATGAATCAAAAGGGCTACAAAACGTTCATCGATGGCTACGATTTAATCGCATACCGATTCTAACATAAATATGGCATGGCTTCCACACTTACTCAATTAGCTACCGAAAGAACTGCTCTGGATCAAGAATTCTTATCCAGACAGTCTTTCACATGGTTTCAGGGCAAAATAAAAGAATTAAAATCGCCTGTAAATCTGGCAAAAGAGATAGTGAACGATAAAAGCCGAAAAGGTAGGTTTGTAATGGGTGGTTTATACCACTTTTTTTACGATCCTTTAACGAAAGCTGAACTGCCTTACTATGATATGTTTCCGTTGGTGATACCGCTTCAGCCTATGAATGATGGTTTTTTAGGGCTGAATTTGCATTATTTGCCACCGAGATACAGAGCAGCATTCATGGATAAACTCATGAATTTTGCCATTTTAGACAAAGATGATGATCCTAAGAGACTTAGAGTTACATATGAAATATTGAATGCTACAAGAAATTACAGAGAATTCAAACCTTGCATCAAGCATTATTTGAAGTCACAAATTAAAACAAGGATAGTACCAATATATCCAAATGAGTGGGAAACTGCATTATTTTTACCGACAGCAATTTTCAAGGGTGCAACACCTCAGAAAATTTACAAAGAATCAATTAATAAAATAAAAAGTAGGGTATACTAATGGCTGGATCCATATCTCAATTTAAGTCAAGCTTTTCTACTGATGTAGCTAGACCTAATAGATTTGATGTAATTGTCCCTGTACCAATAGGATTGGTGCCATACATTGGGCTGGTTAGAAGATTGAATCTTCGATGTGAGGCGGCAGAATTGCCAGGTAGAACCATTGCTACAACGAACATGAAAATTTATGGTGTCGAAGAAAAATTTCCATACATGACTTCATATAGTGACATTTCTTTGACTTTCATTGTTGGTGATGACATGAGAGAAAAGAAGTTGTTTGATGCATGGTTGAACTGGATAAACCCCTCATATAGTTATGATATAAAATATAAGGCTGATTATACAGCAATTATTAGAATAAATCAATATGATGTTGCAAACAAAAACACATATTCCGTTGATTTGATGGATGCATTTCCCGTTGCAGTAAATCCTTTATCGTTAGATTGGCAATCCGATGGCTATCATAAACTTACTGTGACTTTTGCATATACCAATTGGAGAAACAATTCTCTTGAAAATCTCACGATGGAATTCTTAGAAAACCAGATTTATCAGAATATACCACCAATACTTCCAAGTAATTTAGGGCAGGATTCATTATCTGGTGTTGTACCTCCTGTTGAAACAATAACTACTGATGTGCAGGTGTCTTCTGTTGCAGAAAGACCTTATGCAGAAATTACTCCCCTATCTAGTGCTGTAGCTTTCCCTGTTCCTGAACGATGATTATAAAAATGGAGTTTAAAATATGGCTTTACCAAAAATTGATACACCAATTTATGATTTGACATTACCATTATCCAACAAACAAATTAGATTTAGACCATTTTTGGTGAAAGAACAAAAAAATCTTTTAATGGCCATGGAAGCCGACGATAAAGATTCTATTGAAAAAAATGTCAAACAGGTCTTAACGAATTGCACAATAACCGAAGGCATCAATATTGAAAAATTACCAGTGATTGATGTTGAATATTATTTTTTAAATCTTAGAGCTAGGTCTGTGGGTGAATTAATTGAAAATAGTTATAAATGCAATAATGAAGTAAATGGTGAAATATGTAATAATGTGATGAAAACTTCTTTAAATATTTTAGATATTAAAGTTGAGATGCCGGAAAACGACAAGAGTTTGATTCAATTGACGGATGATATTACAATCAAACTTAGATATCCAGAATATTCTGTATTGAAAAAAATAACTCAAATGGATAATGTTTCTGATGTTGCTTTTGAAATGATTGCTGAATGTGTAGAGTACATATATGATGGAGAACAATATTATTATGGTAATGAAGTCTCACAGAAAGAAATGGTTGAATTTATTGAAAATTTAAATCAACAGCAGTTTCAGAAAATCGAGGAGTTTTTTTCTGATATGCCTAAACTGGAAAAGAAAATAGAAATAAAGTGCTCGAAATGTTCATTTCAACATAACATTGATGTTCAAGGGCTCGAAAATTTTTTCGGCTAACCTTTTGTCATGACAATCTGAAAAATTATTATAGAACTAATTTTTCTTTGATGCAACACCATAAATATAGTCTTACGGAACTTGAGAATATGATACCGTGGGAGAGAGATGTTTACGTCGCAATGCTTATACAATATATTGAGGAAGAAAATTTAAAAATAAAACAAAGACAAAACGAAAGAAAATTTAAATAATGCCTCAGATAGCACATCTTCTTTCTCCAAAAGGAGCAATGAATCAACAAAAGGAAAAACCTGATGTTGAAAATTCACCTATATCCTCTTACGCCGGAAGTCTTAAAAATAAATTTAAACCTAAATCTGTTGAGCCTAAAGGGTCAAGTGTTTTTAGTCGAGTATTGGGAGCAATGGGTTTAGGTGAAAATAAAGCCAATCAAAAACTGAATGAAATTTATTCCCTACTTCAAAAAATTGAAGAAAAGAAGGAAAAAGATTATCAGTACAAACGCCTGAACGAAGAAATAGAAAAGGGTGAAGAAGAAAATAGACACAAAGAGATTGTGAATCTATTTGTCAGCGCGACTAAACAAGTAAAAAGAAAAACATTTTTTCGCAAAGCGATGGGTGGAGGATTACCTTCATCTTTATTATTGTTAGGTGGTACAATCGGTTTACTTACTTTTGGCAAAGATGCAATGGCGTCGGCTAAAGATAGTATGCAGACTGACTTGGTTGAATCTATTCAAAAACAATTCACAGAAGTTTTTAATAAAACTAAAAAAGAAGTTGATGACATAGATTACAAAAGAGAATATGAAAACATACGACAATACTTTGCAAAAGATTTCGAATCTATATCACAAGGTGACTTGGAACTAGGCACAGTAAAAGATTCTGATGTT